TGTTCCCTGAAGAGCTGCCTGTTCGCCTTGTGCCGCCGCTTGCTGCTGTGCTGCGGTGGTCTGAGCTATGACTGCGGCATTACCCTCAGCTACAGGAGTTGTGCCTGTTGTCAGATACCCTCCTCTCGCTGCCGCACCTCTTTGTCCTATATCAGAAATCTCCTGTCCATATTGAGAGGCGATCTGCTGAGCATTCTGTCCTATCGGTATATTGCCTTGAGCGGTATTAGATATTCCTGAAATGAGACCTGGAAATGTAGGTGTTGGTGTCGTAGGTTGAGTTTGAGGAGTTTGCGGAGTCTGAGAAACCAAACCATCGGTGTTATAGGTATATTTTGCGGTGTTCCCTAGAGTATCGGTATGCGTTGAGCTATCAACTGGAGCATGAGTCAATGGCGCAAGCGTGCTTTGTCCTGAAGTCTGCGGAGTATTCATGGTCGGAGTCTGGCTCGGGTTATATCCCGCGCCTTTGAGGGCATTCGCAACCGAAAGAATGTCCGAGTTTCCTTTGTAGGGAATCGTGGAAGTATTGGTCTTGTTGTTCAAGGCCAATGAGGCTGGGGAAGAACCGCCTGATGCGTTTATCGGTGTGGTTGCGAGATTATTCGGTTTGACGATGTTGCTGATTACTTGTGCCATATATTTATAATTATACTATTTTTAATAATTTGCTCCTTACTTGACAAACTCTACTGACTATAGGGAAATAAATTCGGGTTCACCTGTTGCACTGCCTGCCCTAAATCAACCGATAGGGCAGTCTTGGTTCCTGCATATTCCTCCAATAACACCAGTCTCTTTTCATATTCTCTCTCGTTTGCTGCTTTTTTCTGGGGATTTTCTACGATATTTGAGTAGTAATTCACCAAAGCTCCATATACCAACATATCCTGGAAGTCTTCCTGTAAGAGGGGGATTTGGCCGATGGTGTAAGTGGTTGAAGTGGTAATATGCGGGGCGTTGATGACTGGATTTATGAGGGTGAGTGCGGTATCGGACTGGAAGCTCTGAATCTGATACCAGATACCATCGCCTCCGGTTGAAGGATCGGCTCTCAAGAAGAGATTAAAGGATGTAAGGTCGGTATTTAATGGATAGCCTCCCGAAGTATTCCAGCTCGTTCCTGTGCCTGTGACTGCGATGCTTCCCACCGACATCGTTGACAGATGGCCTGTGGTGTAATCGGCATAGGTCATATCGGGCACACGAGTCTTGTAGTTGAAGGTCAGGATATTTCCCGTGGTGGAAGGAATAGGGAAGATTTTGAGCGTATTCCCGTAGATGAAGAAGTAGTTTGGAATATCCGAGTTATAAGGAAGGTAGTTTACTCTGTCCCAGTCAGTTCTTGTCTTTATTTCCGTCGGCACGAATCTCTGGAGACCGACACTAATGGTATTGTTCTTGATTTTTGAGATATTTGCCGGAATCGGATAGGACTGGAAACCGAGAAATGAGATAGTCGCGGTGCAGTCAGATGAAAGACCTGTTTGCCATGTAATAGCGGTAGAGCCATTCACGAAGTTCACGGGAAGAAGCTGGCCGTTTGAGAAGGTGCAGAACTCCGTAGCTGAAGGGTATGTCCATGAAGACGAAAGGGTGGCCGAGGTTGCACCTGAAGAAATCGTACCTGTTGCGGTAAGTGTGGAGCTTCCGATAGTCTGGGTGGTGGCACTGCGTTCATTGTCAAAATACTTCTGAATGAGATAGCGGTGCTGGTCATTGATAAGCTGACCGAACAGGGTATCGTTCGCGGTGGAAGTGTTCGTGCTGAGCGTCGTGGCAAGGTTCTTCAGTGTGGTAAAAGTCTTCATGGTATTTTAATAATTAAATAATAATGTGACCGTCATATTGGCTACCGCGGTCGGCGTACCCGATAGTTTCAATGCGATTCTGTCTCCCATCGCACATTGAACCGCTCCGACTGTCGGCGTGAATGTGGTATAGGTCTGAACTGTATTTGCAGTGCCTTTCAGGTTGAAAGTTGAGGAAAGGAGAGCTGTGCCCGATCCTGGAGCAGTCGTGCCGGTGAGTTTTTCTATCTGAAGGGTTACCGCACTTCCATCACTTCCTGCGGTCGTGTGGACTTCCGTAGCCTGTACCAATGTCATAGCCAAAGGGACGATGAAGAATGAAGAATAGTTCGCTGAAGTGGCTGCCGCAGTCCCTGTCAAAGTATATGAGACCGACATCTTCCGATTTATCAGGTTGGTGAAATCAATCTTCTGGCCGTCAAAACCTATTCCCGTGTGAGCGTGATTGTTCGTAGGAGAAGCGGTGAATTGGTTTTGATTCACATTTTCCTCAAAGACTTTTTGTGCTGTTTGTTTCGGTGTCATAATTTTATCGTATCATTACTTGCTGAAGCCTCACGAAACTTGATGAAGAGCTGGCCAACGGGGTAAGAGTAATCTGAAGCTGAAGCCATTGGCTCTTGTCAAAGTTCACCGGCCAATATCCCGCAAGGCTCGTGGCTGATTCGGTATTCACCGTGCCGAGAGAAGTATAAGCATCAGTTCCGTTGAGACGGTAGGAGATAGCGACGCTTTCCCCAGAAGCAAGCGGCGCGGCAAGCTTATATTCAATCTGCGAGAAAGTCTTTTTATCAAGCACGGTGCCTGTCGGAATCAAATCGGTCTCTATGACTGCCGTAGTGCCTGGAATGGTGCTCGTAAAATCTATGCCATAAGTAGTGACACCAGAATCCCAGCCATTCCAATACTGAGGAGCGACTCCAGCCTGATTTTGAGAAGGAAGCAATACTGGCGATTTGCCGTTATAGGTTCCATAGGAGGATTGGTTTTCAAGCCGAAGCCCTATCCCCGTATCCTGTTCAATGTAGAAGTTCTGGGTCGGTTGGAAAGACCAGATGCCTCCGCAGTTTGAATTGCTTGAAGAGAGAGAGAAATAAACTCTGCCTCGGAGATACATATTTCCTCCCCAGGTGTAATAAGGTTCTATATAGGTTGCGGGCGTTCCTGGAGTGCCGGCACAATAATCTGGGACTTTCAAGACTGGAGAAGCGGTAGCCCCGTTTGTGATATAGATATTGCCTTTGTTTCCCGCAAAAATGAGACCTGTGTTATTCACAGTCAAAATTGAGGTGACATTATTTTCGGGAAGATTGATGATGGTAGAGGGTGTAGGAGAGACCTGATCCCACGGATACATCGTGTTTGATTTGCATCCGATGAGAATCGTATTTCCTATCTCTCCGATGGTTTGGGCGGTTTCAAAAGTCGGAAGGTTGAGCCGTTGCGGAGTGAAAGTCATCACATCGTTTCCATCTCCCGATGCGGGATAGAATGTATTGAAATACTGCGTGCCTACGCCATCGGAAATATCTAATGCGCTGCCACCAGTGAGAGCCGCATATACTTTAAAATTCCCTGGAGTGGCAAGACCAAGCGTATAGTCCACATAATAGATAGTTCCAGTCGTGATAGCACTCGGTTTTGTTCCCCCTGTGCCTGCAAATAAGAAAGCGGGAACTCTTGTCGTAGAAGTGACAGTTGATGGAGTCGGCAAGGAACCGCTCAAAATGGTTGAAATGGTGCCAGTTGTCGTGACTGCAGTATATGAGCAATATGACTGGATATTCACGCCAAGTCCCGACATCAACGATGTATTCGGAAAGATTTTTCCAATGAAGTTCCCGTCGGTGTAATAAAGGCTTCCTTGATGGCCGACAAAGGCAAAATGAGGATTCGGGCTTCCTGCAAGACTGGTAGTAGTGCCACCCGAGAAAGTTGAAAATGCCGCTCCGAGATTCACAGTCGGCTTGCAGAGGATATGACTCGTGGCAAAGAGGAATAGCCAGCCATTGAGTATGGCAATTCCTTGTGTTGAGCTATGTGTGTTCAAATCGGCCAAAAACCATTTCGGCTGAGTCACTCCACTGACGCTTGCCGAAGAAGAATCGTTTATGAATACATGGCCGTTCTGGTCGGCGATATAATATCTATATTGAGCGGTATTGCTTGAATCGGTATAAAACTCGGTTGCTGAAGCGACTGGTGTAGAGATGATACTATTAGCCGAGTATTGAAAATCACAGCTTCCGCTCACATAGGAAATTGCTGAAGCGACATCAAAAGCAAATGCAGTTGAAAGTTTTACTGTCGTACCGACAACATCAAGCACATAATAATTAGTGCCATTGGTAAGTGCTGCAATAGTAGAGTTTGAAACCACAATCCACGAGCCTGGAAGAAGTGTTCCTGAAGTAAGGGTCATCAAAAGAGTAGTAGAACCTGAAACGGTGAATGATCCAGTGACTAAATCCTGCGATTGCTTGGTACGGGCAAAATTGCACATCACTTCTCCGGTTTCCGTGCTGATATTGACCGCTTTCATATTCCCGAAGCCTTTATGCGGAGAAGAAGCGATGCCGTTTTCAAAGCCCGCTATCACTATCTCTCCGTTTTTTTCTACTTTGTAGGCCATGTTACATGAACATTAAGAAGTTGCTCGGATTCGCCAATGGATATTGAAGACCGCCATTGTGGTTATAAAGCTGTTTTATCTCGGTGGTAGTCAATGCTCTTGTCCAAATACCCACCTCATCCATCTTTCCTGTAAGGGGTTTATCAGCCAAAACTCTTTCTCCGAGATAAAGGTGTGAATCCGTTGTATTTAAGACTGGGCTTCCCGAACCGATAGAAGTAGTGTCTTTGTAAATCGTAGTGGTCGTGCCATCGTAGGTAATGCACCAGAAATGCAAGTTATTATCAGGCGTGACACCTGTATCAACATCGCGTGAGTTTCCCCCTGAAAAATACCAATGTGAGTTGACTACCCCGAAATTCCACATTGTGCCAGTGCCGTTTACACCCCAGCTTATGAAGTATTGCTCGGTCGTGGCAGTTCCTGTGATAATTCCCCAGAATGCCACTGTACGAGCCGAAGTTCCTGTTATGCCGATATTTGAACCAGAAATCAGATTTGCACTTCCGTTGAAAATAGCACCGTTATTTATCTTGACTGCACCATAGGTCACTGAAGTATTGGTCAGCGTAAGAGAACCTTTGGAATCTGCTGCGTTTCCTGACGATTCATCTAACTTATAGTAGTGCTGTAAACTATTGCTTAATCCTATTGGTGCTGCCATATATTTATTTAATTATATTTATTTAATTATCGCTGTTGGGGTAGGTGTTGGTGGTGTCTGAGCATTTTTCTGTTCTTGAGTCAAAATACCCAAAGCCACCATCTGCTTTATCTGTGCATTTATGATGTCTATCTGAGACTGCAGATAAGAATTATTCTTATTGCAGCTTGCCGTATTGTTGTCTATGTCCGCCTGATATGAAGCCGCCAAAGCAGTCGGCTGGTCTAAGGTCACATTCTGCGACGCTACCGAAGTCGTCTGTATCTGGGCTGTCGTATCGTCTATTTTTGTTATTTTTTGATTGTCCATATAGTTATAGTTAAGCTACGCTAATGCACCTCCACAGAGAAGTGCCTCCATTAAACATGAAGCCTACTGTTAAGAATAATGTCGTTGAACCATTGGTCGTTGTCGGAACTGCAACCGTGCTATTCTCGGTATTTACCCAAGCAAGCGTCTGAGAAGCGGCTGAGGCGTCCAAAACTCTCACTATAGTCATCTGTCCATCTGTCGCTGAAGTCGTTGTCATCGTAATCGTAAGTGTGGCGGCAGAGTTGTTGGTGACGGTATTAAGTCTGTAAGTGATAGGAACAGTTGCGGCATTTCCTGAAGCGGCAATTGCGTTATTGGTGAAAATAATTGCTTTCTGTGTCTGTGTTGCGGTAAAAGTCTGAGCAGTGCCGAGACAAGCGACAGTATCGGAAGTGCTTGGGAATGTCCAAGTCTGGCTATCTGCTCCCGCTGCCAATGTCATGGTATTGCTTGCAGTAAGTGTCTTTCCATCAGCTATGGTAAGAGTTGAACCTGTCGCCGGAGCGGTGATAGTTACTTTGTTTATCGTAGTAGCACTGGCGACTCCCAAAGTCGGGGTGGTAAATGATGGGGAAGTCGTCATAGCGACATTTCCTGAGCCTGAAATCGTATATTCTCCGACTACGCCAGAGTTATCATAAAGGACTTTCGTGTTTGAACCTGAAGTGATGGTAGTTGTGCCGATAGTGATTCCTCCGCCTGATTGAGCTACCCACGAAGTGACACCTGATCCATCAGTTTTGAGAACATAATTATTTGTTCCATTATCAGCGGGAAGTTGGAACACTGTTCCTGTTCCTGCAGTAGCCGAAACTTTCAAAGCAACGCTTCCGCTTGTTGAACCATTCAAAGTCAATTGGCCTCCTGTTCCGCTATTCGCGCCTGATTGCATCACTCCCGTTGCAGTGACTGAAAGGGCATTTATCGCTCCCGCTACTCCAAGACCCCCTGCGACGGTCAAAGCACCTGTCGTTGTCGTAGTTGAAGCAGTGGAAGTCGTAATGGCTACCGCGCCTGTCGTGGTATCGGCTGCGTTAGCTCTTAGAGTAAGATTTTGCGTAGTCAAAGTTCCTCCAGCGATAGTCTGACCTCCTGAAAGACCGGTTGAACCTACGGCATAATCGCTTCCTGCGGTGGCTGCGCTTATAGCTGTTCCATTGCCTTTCAATACTCCCGTGATAGTCGTGGTAAGAGTAAGAGCCGGAGTCGCACCTCCTGAAGAAGAGCCAGCAAAGCCGTTTGCCGAAGCCACTGAAACCGCCGTGACAGTACCTGTTCCTTTTGCATCAATCTGAGTTTGGATAGCTGAAGTGACTCCTTTCACATAGGAAAGTTCGGTCAAAGATGGGTAGGTTGAGGTTGAAAGAGATACGAGATTTTCCGATGAATCGGTGGCGACGATTTCCGAAGCGGTAAGTGCAGGCAGATTAAGAAGTCCGGTGCTGCCGTCCATTTTCATCAAAAGATTTGTTCCGCGCCCTTGGTTGTACCATGTATAGCTTTCAGTGCTTGGCAAACTGAAACGCATATTCGGGTCAAGATATTCAATTGTTCCGTTGTGGGTTAATGAACCGGTGCTTGTGCCGTCAAGAATGATGCCTGTAAAAGTAGGGGAAGTCTGCATGGCAACGACGGTACCCGTGCCTGTGATGGTGTATTCTCCGACGACTCCGTTTTTATCATATAAAATGTTCGTATCTGAGCCTCCGGTGATGGTGGTTGAATCTATGACGATGCCAGAACTACCAGGCAAATCCACCAAAAGACGATGAGTCGTCGGATCGGCATAGACTTTAACTGGAGTTTTTCCGTCAACAGATGAAACCCCTATGATTGATGAGACTGAATTTTGGTCTTTTGATGCGTTTGCCATATTATTATGTTGAATCTACTAAAAGTTTTCCATCAGACGATATATACACTTGAACTGGCGTTATGCCGTCAGCCGATGAAACAGCTATCAAAACCGTATGACTATTTTCATCACGAGAAGCGGTACCATCACCATGACTCGTTCCAGTCGTATTATCATCTATGATTAAAGTATGATTGGATGGATTTACCTGAACTCGGTCAATAGTCGTTCCATCAGTTTCTGAAACTCCTATCATTGTCGGTACGCTATTTTCGTCTATGGCTGCGGTTGTTGACATATTGTTAAACTGGTGTTACTTGTCCATCCTGACTTACTGGAAGCCACTGACAGAAGAACTGGATGACTCCCGTTGTCGGGGAATTGGTCGTGGAATAGACATACTCAATATCGGTGGTTGCAGCAGTCTTTTTCATTGCCACGAATGGCGAGAAGTACATCGTTTCAAGTGTGGTTGGTTCTGATACTCTGCCTGCCGAATTGTTCAGAAGGACGAGAGCTGCCGAAGCCAAATCATTCTTGACTATGGTTGAACCAGCCTTTATCCCTGAAAGAGCCGTACCTGATGAAGCGGTAATGCTGACTTGCGCCGTCTGGTCGTTTAGTCTCCAGTAGGCAGCAGTGTGGTTTGAACCGAGGTTAGTGGTGACTACGCCCCATAATCCTGTGACTTGGACGGTGCCTGTAATGTGGAAAAGAGGCACAGCGATTCCTGATGTGTTATCTCCTGTAAAGGTGATTGATTTGGTGGCCTGTAAGCCTCCGTTTGTTATCGGCACATCATTATCATCACGGGGAAATGTTCCTCGTTGGGTCATCTGTACCGTATCTGGGGTTGGATTTGCCATGTTATTTCTTTAATCTATCCATCGCTCTTTCCAAAGTCTTTCTCTGGTCGGCGAGGCGTATCTTTTCTGCTCTGATAAATTTGTTTTCTTTCTCTAAATCCGCATATTTGTTCTTGATGTCTATCTGCGAAGCTTTGACGCTGGCTTCTTTCATATCAAGTTCCTGTTCCTTTATTTCAAGCTCTTGGATTGTCTTTTCTTTAATCGCCTGAGCTTCAATAAGCGTCTTTCTAGCTGTTTCCTTTGTGCTTTCAGCTTCCGCAAGGCTTTTGATTGAGGATCGGCGTTCTTCTTCAATGCGCTGGGTTTCTTCCGAAAGATGCGCTTTGTCCACTTCCATATCCTTTGCAAGAGATTTGAGTGTGAGATGTTCTTCATTTAATTGCTTGGCATAGGCTAGTAATTCGTCCTTTTTCGCATTGACCTTTTCCCATTCGTTGTCCAAGGGTTCAAGGAGTTTTGTGCGCTTCAAATCAAGCGACCTGACTTCCTCCCCGAGGATTTCCCGTTCCCGAATGTACTTGTCAATCTCCGCTCGGACTTTCCTGATAGTTTCATCCCTAAACTTCAGGAGATTGGCCTGTTCGTCGGCCTTCATCTGCCTCAAAGAGTCCACTTTCTTCGCGAGCTTGGCTCCTTCTTGGATTTCCACTTGCCGTTCAAGGACTTTCGCCTTCGCTATGTCTGTTTTCTCTAAGAGTTTCATGTTATTTCAAGACTGACGCTCCTTCAGGAACCAAGCTGTCATCTTCATTGATGACGCGGCTGATATTCCTGCCTTTCGGGTCTTTCTTGTAGTTGTCCTCATTGTCTCGCGGAAGCACTTTTGTCTTGGCTTTGGCGAGCGGCAACGGTTCCAAGCACTTCTGAATGTATGGAGCCAAGTCCTTGTCGTTATAAAGCGGTGGGCGATAGCCTTGCTTCACATCGTCTAGGTGCTTGAACTTATCCGTCTGATAAAAGACCTCAATGGCCAATTCCTTCGCAAACTTCTTGCGGATATTCTGGATTTCAATCGGCGTGGCATCGGCGATGATAAGGGGAATGGTTGAAAGCGGAGGGAATTTGTATTCCACGCTGTTCCATTTCGCCGTAAATTCCGCGTCAGTCCAATTGGTAAATCTGAAAATCCCGTCAAAATCCTCTGGCAAAATTGATGATTTGCCCTGTTCTTCGTTCATAATGTTGTGCCTTTCTCAGGCTGTTATTGGTTAATCCGAGCGACTACTCTCGGAGGGAAATTATCTTTCCCTATATAACCCACCACTTTCGTGATGAGCTATAAGGAAAAGCTAGAGATTGAGGAAAATCTGTCCTACTTTTGCCGAGGTAAGCGTCTGAATTGACGTACCGACATGTGCTGCCGTCGTCAGAGAAGCGACACCGACTGCTCCAGCCGTTGCTGCCGATCTGCCGAGTGGATAGCCCACGTTCGTGACCGTGTTATCAACCAAGCAACCGACTTGTCCTTTTGCATGGACGAGGCCGTATTGCTGGACTCCGACTGCTGTCATGGCTCCTGAAGTGCCATCCCAGGTCGGGGCGGTTGAAGCCGCCAAGGCATAGATGGTTACTCCGACAGGTGCTCCTGAAGCAGATGCGGGATTGATAATGACATTCGTGTACATGTTCTGGGAAAGGGAAACGGTTGAGGTCGCATCCAAAGTGACCTGAATCGGGTCTTCCAATGTGATGACGAAGCTCGCGTTTGCCGCAGCCGGAGCATTTGAAGAAATCTTCAATGTCTGGCCGATGCCTGTTCCCGCAGAGACCACGAGGTATCCTCCCGCGTAGTAATTCTGCTTTACGACAGTTGAGCCGTTGGTCGCGTAAATCTGCGTGGAACCTGCTGTTGCCGGATAGGCTGCAGGAACCGTGATAGCGAGATTTTCATGTCCAGTGACTTCTGCCGCTGATTGAACGAGGACTCCTTGGGTGAGGGCGACTGCGCCGTTCTGCACCAAGACGAGTTCTCGTCCGTCTGACGTGTCAAAGCGTTGTCCGACATAGGTATCAAAGCTCTGGTCTACTGTTCCGGTTCCCGTAGAAACTGAAGTAGCCTGCTTGAAGATAGCGAGCGGAGCGACTGTTGAACGTCCTGTTATACGTGACATAGTTAAAAATTAAATTAAGTTGATAATTAGTTGACAATGACAGCTTCGCCGCCTGTTTTGACGACTGTTCCGCCGTTTGCGACCTTGAGTCTGTTAGTACCTGTGTCAATCCATACTGCCGTAGTGGCTCCTGGAGAGAACACCGTGCTGTTTGAGATACTGACATATCCTTGCGTGAATCCGTCCATTGAGCCGAAGACCTGCGTGAGGGCTGTGGCATCGTTGGTTGATTGCGCATAGAATTGGCAGTTCGTAAATTCAATCGTTCGGTCTATTGACGTCGTACCCGCAAAGGTGACGAAGAGATAGCCCGCATTGCTGATCCATGACCTGAATACGCAGTTGATGAATCTGATTTTGCTGGTGGTATTTGCACCTGTTCCCGCAAAATAGATTTCTCCTTGCGTTGAGTTGTCAATGGAGACGTTGTCGTTTCCGAAGATGCAGTTGACGAATGTGTTGAGCGTTGATGCACTGAACTTTACGTTGTATGCGCCTGCGGTGACTGCATCGCTTCCGCCGATTCCATAGAAGGTGACATTCTCAAAGTAATTGCGGTTTCCAGTGATAGACATGGCTCCGAAAGAAGTCGCGTCTCCTGATACGCCTCCGTAGATTTCAATGTTTGAGAAATAACAATCATTGGCTGACAAGGTAACGACTGGCGCTACGCCTGTGGCGGTTGATTTCGCCGCGATTCGTGAACGCTGGTCTACGAGTCCGCCGATACCGATCAAGTGCGTCAAGCTCTTGTTCCAGTTCAATGTGGTCGTCTGATAGTCGGTGGTTGAACCTGCCGTATCGCTTTCTGCAATGAGAAAGATGACGTCATTGTTATTGGCTGTAGCTTGGCTGAGCGCGTGTGAGAGCGTCTTGAAGGCAGTAGACGGAGAATTGCCTACATTGCTGTCAGAACCTGTTGAAGGTTTGACATACCAGTAGTTTCCCGTGAAACCTGCGAATCCCACGATTGAAGTCGGAAGGATTGTCTGAGGGCCGAGACCTGGAATATAATTTTGTAATAGTGCTGACATATTTCTTTAAGTTAAGCCTGATAATATGCCAAGACTAATTGATTCCTGTGATTCCCGTAAGTACGCCTTGTCTTGATGGGTTCGTGCAGATAAGCTGACCGCCAAAAATCATGAAGCCGTTGACGGCACCCATGTTGTATGGCCTTATCCATCCTGTCCATGTGAACGCTGAAGGATCGTATTCTGAGTCTTCGTAGACGTTTCCTTCAATGTTCTTCGCTTTCGGAGATACTTTTTCGCCTTCCCACCAGTTCAATGAGTACCAGTTGAGGAAATTCGTGTTCAACATATAGAAGTAGCCTGTCGTGATTTTCTTGTCGCGATAGATTTCCATACCATCCCAGATAAGGTCGGCGTATCCCGATGCCGAGGCTTTCTGCGAGATGTTCATTTCAAACTCAGACATGACGTTTCTCTGGAACGGCGTAAGGAGCTGTTCAAAGTATGCCCATGTCGTGTAGTCCGTGATAATCATATTCGGTCTCACTGGGCCGTCTGCAATGTTATTCCAGAGCTGTCGTACCTTCAAAAGAGAGATGGTTCCCCCTGATGCGGTTACGGTTGAGTTAAGACCGGTATAAGTGGCTCGTGAAAGTCCTCCGTATGAGGAGAGAACCGAGCCGTTGTCTACGATGCCTGCAAGACCCATAGGGGCTTTGCCGCCGAATGAAGAACCATCCTGTTGGAGGAAGTTTCCGATGTCGTCGGCTGCGTCCTGTGCCCTTGATTCCATCATGACTGACATGAGTTCAAGGACTTTCATATTTGTCTTGTTCGTAGAGAGTTCTGAACCTGCGAGCGCAACGTTGGTTGCGACGAAGGTCGGATAGAACGTCATATTGACCGATACAGGCTGTTGGGTGATCGGCAGAAGGTCAAAGCCGTTGAAGGCTACTGACGCGACACCTTTCTGATATTTCATCGGGAAAAGCATCTGCGATCCGTCCCATTTCTTTACCGTTTTCTTTTCAAGGATTGCGGCGAAGAATCTGTTATCGTGCAAGATTTGGTCTACCCCATTTTTGTTACTCCCATATATAGTATGGGGAGAAAACCTCTTCGGATTTTCTTCACTAGTTTCTTCTGGTTATTGCTAGTGTTCAGACTATTGCATCACCTTTTTATGGTGTTCTTTCGTTTAGTCGTTGTCGGTGCTTTCGCTTCCGAGGCGTTGTCCTCTGCAGGGTTTTCGCCGTATATTAGAAAGAATTTTGCCAGCTCCTGGTAGACTTCTTAGAATTGCACGATTTACAGAGAGGTTGGATATTTTCTATATTATCCGAACCCCCGTACAATACAGCACGAATATGGTCTTTGGTAAGTTTTATTTCTGGTTCGCTTCTTTTACAACTTAGACAAGTCCAGTTATATTGAGCTTTTAGATTTTCCCATTCTCCTTTGGAATGAAAACCGCCATTTTTTAATAGTCTTACTTTCCTTCTGATTCTTTTCCCATCGTCTTGGTAATTATAACCGACAATCTCTCTTTCAAATCTTCGGTATTGTCCTTGACGATTTTTCTCTCTTGCTTCAGCAGTATCTTTTTTTCCTCGTCGGGCCGAGCCCATTTTATACTTTTGTTCTGGAGTGAAAGATTGTCTTAATCTTGCTTGTCTGATTTTTTCAATCGTTTCAGCACTATAAATGCCTTTCTTGCCTTTATTCCATACAGGATAGTTCTTTTTCCTACCTTTATGTGCGAGTGAAATTTTCAGCCGAGTTTCAGGGGAAGTTTTCTGACCTTTTCTCATGCTTCTATTGTACTAGTTTTCAAAGAACAAATCAAACATTTTTATCTTAAAGCTGGGGCCAAATACTGGTTTGTCGTTGTGACAATGTCCGCATTTGGAACCTGTCCATTTGGATTCATATTTTTTTAATAAATTACTTGATAATTAAGTTTATAATCTCAAATCCTTTTTCCATCCCATGAATCCAGGTGTTCTTTTTGGCGCGGCGTTTGCCGTACCGGTGCCTGAATTAGCCATTGAGCGGGAGGCGATTTCATTCCTCTTCTGGCTGGTATTGTCCGAGCTTGATTTCTGAGCCTGATAAAGACGGAAGGCGGCATCAAAGTCTGCATAGCTTGTGATATTGCCTTCATCATCCTTTGGGGACAATTCTTTAATGAGGTCAAAGAACTCGCTGCGGGTCTTTTCTGAGGTCGGGGAGGTGAGGTCTACGCCGTATTTGTCTTCAATGGCTTCCACTTGGGAATCAATGAATGATTCAAATTGGCGGACTTCCTGATTCATGACTTTGTCTCGGTTCTTGATTTCCTCCAGTTCCTGCTTGAGAGCGTTATTCTGCTCCGCAATAGGCCCTAGAAGGCTTGTCTTGAATACCTCGTAGGCTTCTCGGTGTTCCGGCTTGTCGCCGTAAATCCTGAGCCATTCCCTGAGTCCTGGATCGTTCACATCTCCTCCGACTGATTTCTGAAACTTCTGGGCTTCGGTGAGCATCCGTATCTGTTCTTCCTTTTCTTGTAAGCGGGCGGCCAATTCAATGGCAGACTCGCGCTCTTGCTGATACTTCGCTTCCCATCGCCTGTAATGCCTGTTCTTTTTCGGCTCATCCTCTTCGGATTTGGCCTCTGAACTTTCCGCTTTCACAGCGTCCTTTTTATCTCCGAATATGTCGGCTTTGGAGTTATCCTCGGCTGGCAATCCTTTGAAAAAGTCTTCCAATTCGTTTGTTTTTGACATAATTGTTTTCCGTACTCCTAGTAGTCGTAGTTTCCGTACTAATTATTGATAATTTCTCTTTCTCAGAGTTATGCTTCTTTTACGCCTAGCTTTACAAAGGCAAACACTTACTTATTCTTTTTCTTCTTCTCTAAAGCGCGTTCCATTGCTTTTCCTTTTTTGGTCTCTTTTGAACCTTTCATATAGCCCAGCTTATTTAGAGTTCCGTAGACTGCGTGCTCTCGTTTCTCCTTTGGCATATCGCTATATTCGTGTTCTAATTTGCTTTTAAGTGGTTCTGGCATATTAGTATGTATTTCCTTTAATGACTTTCCCGACCTTTTTCTTGTTATCTAATGCTTTGGATTTGGCTTTTAATGCATGAGGAATTGATTTTGTAAAATGTTTTGTTTCGTAATTTTTGAAAGGATTTGTTTTTGCAAAATACTCTTGTTCTGATTTATAACCTTCAGCTTTAACTCTTTTTGCTCTATCCCTTACAAGAGATCTTTCGGCTTTTTCATTTTGTCTTTCAAATTCCGCTGCCCTTCTTAACATTTCTGGTGTTGCCATATTATTTTAATTTAATCTTTACTTTTATTGATTTCACTCCTTTCTCTAAGGCTTCCGACCGTGCCTTGTTTTTCACTTTCTTGTCTATCGCTTTGTCTAATTTTGAGTCTTCGTATTTCATGTGGGTAGTGCGTTAGTTGCTATGGGAACATTTGAGAGGGCTGCGCTTGCCGGAGGTTCCGCTAGGGTTCCAGGCTGTGCTCCTTGCTCTTGTGGCGGGGGTGCGCCACCTGCTCCTGATGGCGGTGCTCCCGCTAACTGGGCTAATTGACCTTGCAGTTCTGGGAAATTGAGCTGGCCATAGGCTTGAGGGTTGGTCTGATAGAGCCATGCTTGGGCGGCGGTTTTCTGCGGATCGGGAAAGTTCAAGATTGTAAGTAAAGTTTTAATATCAATGGCTTTCTGTTCCCACAATTCAAGAGCCTGATTCATGGTGGTAATTTCATCCTTTGGCTTCATAGAATCTGGCGCAACTGATACAAGAAGCTGTCGGTCTAGGTCGGTATTCTTCAAAATGACATACTCAACCGCTTTCATCTGTCCCATGATGGCGGCAAAATGCTGTTCGGTGTAATAGACAGCGTACATCTGTACCAACCAGTTGAAGAGTGCTTTAGCAACCTGTTCAAGCCCCTCGCCGATTCCTCCTCCGATTCGCGATGAGGAGTATTGCTGGTTCAAAATCATGCCTCTGGCGGTGGTATCTTCATTGGCTGGTTCTGCGGTAATACCCAAAGTACCAAAGGAGCTTCGCAAGTCCTGTTTATTGGTCTCCAATGCCTTGAAAACGGCATCGGGAACGCTTGGAGCGGGGAATCTGACTATGCCTTCATTCGGATTTCCTGAAGGGTCAAGCACAGGGTTGCCTTTCTGCATGGCCATAGCCGCCTGTTTTGCGGTCTCTTCGTTGTAATGGAGGCCGTTTAAGGCGATAGAATTGTTTGAGCGGTTCAAATTGACATCAATCTGCATCTCTCGCTGGGTCACGCGGTTCTGGTTCGGGATATTCTGCTCTATGAGGCCGGTAATATCATGCGGCTGTTCCGATGAAGAGAATACCGAGAGAAATACATACGGCTTTTTCGGCTTGGCGAAGTGATTGATGGATTTTTCGCCTTCTTTTTCGTAATTAAAATGAGGATTCTTTGATTTATCTAAAATCTTTCCTTTGAAGGTATAGAAGCAGTAATCATCGCTCCACCATTCGGTATAAGTGACGAGGGTGCCGAGCTTGCCTTCCACTTCATCGGTGATGAACTTCTCGTGCTTCGGAAAGAGGTCTATGAGTTTTGAGGCTGAGCATTGTTTTCGCTCTCCCACGACTTCCGAGGTTGAATCGCAATATGCGTCTATACGAGATGGTATGTCAAAAATGAGGTTCTTCGGCTCTACCACTTCAAGAGCTATCTCTTGGATGCTGGAGTCCCAGCCGATTTTGATGGCTCCGAGGAAGTTGAACGCCCATGATCTAGTCAATTCCTTGAGCTTCGTCCGCACAGCCAAAGAATCGGCATGGAACTGAAGCATAGTCTTCACATTGTTTGAAATAGCATTCCCTTTTTCGCTATTGTCCGAATAAACGACAGGTTCCGGGTTCTTGGCGAGAGCCGCCGGAAGGAAAGTTTCTAGTGATTCAAAAAGGAGATTGGCAGCAATAGGGGTACCATTCGTGGCCACATAAGTACCTACGCCCTGCTTGCCTTCATACCATTGCTTATTCGCTATCTGGCGAGGCTTGATTCGGCTTTCATAAGGAGCATAGGCGATTTCTTTCTGACGGGCTAAAAGGAGGAGTTCCTCATCGGAGAGGTCTAAGCTAAGCTCGTCCATTTCTTCTCCTGTAACGCCTTCTTTGTTATCAACAACACCGCCAACAATCTTGTTAATTTTGCTTTTAACAAGTTGGGTCGGGCCGGTTACATTTAAGCTGATAGGATCGTTGTTTTTATCCATAAAATAAAGGCGGGCAAACCATTATTGGTCTACCCGCCTCTGTTAGGTTAAGGTCTTTATTCGGTTGTCCTTACATTATACCATATCGCACTTTCATCGGTCAAATCTAATTCACTGAATTGGTGATAGTGAGAGAAGATGAGCCTTTTGAATCCGAAGCCGTGATAGTGATTGAGCCTGGATTTGAGAAGTTGAATGCTCCTTCTGCCATACCTTTCTGCGGAAGCATCCTATTGCTTGATGATACCGAAGTGATATTTGAAGTGTATGTCCATGCGAGATCGCCTTCATTCGGATAGATGGCGAAGCCCATGAGAGCATTGTTGTCCATCTTATCTCCTGAGACTTTCCAAGAGATGGCATTACCCTCGGCTGAAATGTCGGTAATTCCGCTTCCTTGTTGGGGCTGGACGAGAATGACCGGATTCGTGCCATCGTACATTGATTGAGCCAATGTGTAGAGGTTTGCACTCTGGTCTAAAGTAACATTTGATTGCATAGGTGCTGACTGATTAGCTGGTAATTGAACTGGTTGATTTACTGGTTGAATAACAGGTTGAGTGACTGGCTGTGGCGCAGGGGTCATAGTATCTAAAAGCGTCACTTTCAAGAGCAAGAGCTGAACCAAATCATCGCTTGCTCCCAAGTCCTTGAGGAATCGGGTGATTCCATCAATCTGAGTTTGAGTAAAAGAATCCGCAAACACGAAGCCTGTGCCCATAAAGAACACGGCCGAAAACATAAACAAACCGACTATATAATTTTTCATAGGATTTTTCATATTACTTAATAATTACTTATTGAAGAAAACCGCCTCATTTTTATCTACCTTTTTGATTTGGCCTTCAACAATATGTATTGTACATTGTCCATATAGCATGTCAAGAGCCTTAGTCTGCCTCAAAATAGCCAATAATTTGGCCTCTTTATCGCTTAAAATGATAGGTTGTGCAAGGTTTATTTCTATCATGGTTAGAATGCCATATCGCCTATATCCACTATTCTAGCACCTCTTCGGTCTCCTTCCCTGAACAAGTCTCCTCCAATCTGATCTAAAGGGTCAGAATTGATGATTTTGGCCGAATCTTCATAATACTTGTCCATGCCGATATACGCGTAGACGGTGGCCAAAGCCCAGTGATCAGGCCCTTTTCTTTTCCATACCCATCTCCACCCGTACAAAGGCTCATTCTCATCAATAATCTCCTTTACCCGATACATATTGAGCCAATGCTCAAAGTAGGGCTTCCAATCGTCTTTTGTGCCATTGAGGGTGATTTGGTGCTCATTGAATTGGTCTACGAGAAGTTGGATAATCCTGTTTCTATCAGCTAAAACTCGTCCAGCTTCCTCTCCTTTGCCCCATCGCCTCAATTCTTTTGTTCTAGTCTCTTTGGTGAACCAGCAGAGAAATACTCGGCCTTTATATTTGGCTTGGAGCTTCCTGATACCGATAAGGTCGCCTCCCTGGTCAGATACGAGGATTGAATTGGGATAGGTTTTAAGGAGTTTTTCTATCTTGTCGTAGGGGTCATAGCCTTCTTTCTGTCCGCTTTCTTCCACGCTTTCGCAATATCCATGAAAGAATATGCCCTGTTTATTCATCAACACATAATGGAGATTGTGTCCAGTGTCTAGTCCGATGATGATTCGGCCTTCTTGTTTGTTCACTTCTTTGGAAAGGGAGGATTCAAGGATTGGCAGAGACAACATATCGTTCGGATTCACATACGGAAGCCCTGCTACGAAGTTGTAGAAATACTCTTTGGTTTTTGTAGCTTTATATTCAGCTATCTTCTCTGCCTTGACAGAAGGGTTAATCCAAAGCGGAATCCAGTAGCCTGACCATTCGCCTTTTGAGGTGGCAATCCACTCGCCCATTCTTCTCTCTTCATCGGTAATCTCGCTATGGCAATGAGGGCAGATATAGAGCTTATTCACATAGTCTATGCAGGATTCGTCCATCACATAGGTCTTTCCGCAGTTATGGGTTATATGCCATTTCTTCTGATCCGAGAGCATCCAGAACTTGTCTACGCCGAAATCAGGTCTTGTAGGGTTAGAGAATACCCACTTGTAGCCAAACTTGGAGTGTTGTAAGCGTGAGTCGTAAATCTCCAATATATTTTGGGGAGCTTTGTCATATTCATCCGCCACGAGCATATCAAGTGAAATCATGATGGCTGCCCGTTCTGTCATCGCGCCGAGATAGTGAATATAGTTATTGCCTATCTGCTTTTGCGTGATGCTATCCTTATCCTTCATCAGCTTTTCAATGATGGGATTCTGCTGAGCCATACGATTGACCTTTGAGCCGACGAACTTCTGCACCATGTCCACTGTCGGCAATATGTAGCCGATGTCTATGCCTCGGTTATCAGCCAGCCAAATACTTTTCAATATGGCCATTGTTGAGAATCCTATCTGGCCGGCTTTCAGGCAGCAGAGATACTTTGAATTGTCCCTATAAATATCAAAGAGATAGCGATGGTTCTTGAAGTCCAGTTCAGAGCCGGTTTCAGTCTTTATCTGATTGTTTTGAAGCCATGTGATTATGGAAATCTGATCTAAGAGCATGTATCATTTCTTTTCTA